TAACCGATGAAGCGGTGGAAGATAATCTTTATGACAGTTTAGGTAAGCGGTATGTGAAGGCTTTGGCCCGATCTATGGCTAACACTAAAGAGGTCAAAGGTGCAGACGTACTCAACAACGCTTTCAGCAGCTCGTTTACTGGCGGTGACGGGGTATCGTTGATCAACACAGCACACCCGCTTGCGGGTGGTGGCACAGCGGCCAACCGCGCAACCACGATGGCTGACCTGAATGAGACGAGTTTGGAAGACGCCCTTATTGATATCAGCACGTTTACTGACGATAGAGGCCTTACAATTTCAGTGCAGGCAACCAAACTTGTTGTACCGCCACAGTTGGTATTCGTTGCAGACCGAATCCTGAACTCTACTTTGCGTTCGGGAACTGCAGACAACGACATCAACGCGATCCGCAACACTGGCGTACTGCCCGGCGGCTACACGGTCAATCACTATTTGACTGACCCTGATGCGTACTTCATTTTGACGACTGTCACCGATGCTGGTGAAGGTCTCAAGATGTTCCAACGCACCGCCATGGAAACCAGCATGGAGCCTGACTTCACGACTGGTAACATCCGATACAAGGCTCGTGAGCGTTACAGCTTCGGGTTCTCGGACTGGCGAGGCATCTACGGCTCTCAAGGCGCGTAGACAGCAAGCTATAGAAGGGGGCCACGGCCCCCTTTTTTTGTGCTTGCGATTAACCTAAACTCGAAGGGTCAAATGGTAATCAGATGGTCTGATTACTGGTTCAAAAAGGAGAACTGTTATGACAACTCATTTTACTAGTGGAGTGACCAACGTCTCTGGCAGCAGCACGTTAGGCAAACTAAAGATGCCTGCTCCAGCGAAATATCACGTTTACCACAACGATTTCGATACTTACTTAGCAAGCGACTGGACGATTACGACCACAGAGGGCGGATCAGGTAATGCTTCTGAGGCACTTGGTGACGGAGATGGTGGCCTTTTAGTCATCACTAACGACGATGCCGATAACGATAACGATTTCCTGCAACTGGTCAAAGAGGGCTTCAAGTTTGAGTCTGGCAAGCAACTCGCTTTCAACGCAAGGTTTAAGACCTCAGACGCGGATGCAAGCGATGTAGTAATCGGTTTGCAAATAACCGACACCTCACCATTAGATGTCAGTGACGGCATATTTTTCTTGCTGACAGATGGCAGCACCACGCTACAGTTTATCGTTGAAAAAGACGGCACTCAGTCAACGCTGAACCTGCCAACGGTCATGGCTGATGACACCTTCATGACTGTGGGATTCGTTTTCGATCCAAAAGATCAGTTGTTCCATGTCTTTCAGAACAATGCAGAGGTCGGCACTGTTGTTTCGACTAACGCGCCCGACGACGAAGACCTTACTGTTAGCTTTGGCATTCAGAATGGCGCAGCAGCGGCGAAGGTCATGACCGTTGACTACATCACTGCGATGAAAGAGCGCACCGCCTCAACTGAATTATAGGGGGTGAATTATGGCTGATGCTGTAACGAGCCAAACTATTCAAGACGGCGAGCGAATTGCTGTCTTGAAGTTCACCAACGCCAGCGACGGTACAGGTGAATCGGCAGTAAAAAAGGTTGATGTGTCTGCCTTGAATAGCAACGCGCGCGGAGTTGCCTGCTCTGGCGTCCAAATCAATCGTATTTGGTGGCAGTGTACGGGCATGTCCGTCAAAATTGAGTTTGACGCGACCAGTAACGTGTTGGCAATCGGGCTGAGTGAGGACTCAAACGGTTATCACGACTACGGTGATTTTTCTGGCATACCCAACAACGCCGGTAGCGGTAAAACGGGCGATCTGGATTTCACGACGGTCGGCCACTCAAGCGGTGACACATATATGATCATTTTAGAACTGATAAAGTCTTATGGCTGATACTTCTGACGTGAAACGCACAAAATCGGGACGACTCATTTACCGAGGTGAGTCGTTCCCCGCTTACAACCAACAAAAACGAACGCCGGGCAAAAACAAAAAATTTGCTGTGTTGGCAAAAAAAGGCGATCAAGTCAAAATTGTGCGTTATGGCGACCCCAAAATGTCAATCAAAAAAGACCAACCAGATCGACGCAAATCTTTTCGCGCTCGCCACAATTGCGATGCGGTAGAAAAGAAAAAAGACGTTTTTGCGGCATCGTATTGGTCGTGTAAAAACTGGTGATGTAAATGGCTGAATCAGAACTAGACAGAGCAGCAGCAGAGTACGCAAGTCAAGCATCCCCTTTTGCCGGGCTACAAGATTTTCTGCTGAATCGTCCAGTTTTTGATCGAGGTGCAGGTCCAACGCCAACGACGCCTACTTTGCGGACCTTGGATTTTGCAGACGACGCCGCGCGAAACCAAGCGCGACAATATCGAGAGATGCTGGCGGAACAGAAAGCCGAGCAAGAGGCTTTGTTGAATGAGCGGTTTGAAGATTTGATTCAGCGACAAAAAGACGCAGAGTCTGGACAGACAGCAGCTCGTGAGGCGGCTATTGCAAAGCTTGATGAGCTTCAGAATCAAGCGCGTGAAAGGGGCTTAACTGATCTCGCAGACAGGCTAAGTCAAGCTCGTGAAGCTGGTTTTGATGAACTAGAAAATTTAACTCGCGAAGCTCGTGAACAAGGGCTTGGTGATCTTGAAGCAGCATTGACGGAAGCACAACAAGCAGGTCAAGCACAACTCACTCAGGCACAAGAAGCTTCAGAAGCTCGTCAAATTTCTGCGCGTGAGGCTGCTTTGGCAGAGCTTAGGCGAGAGGTTGGACAAGAAACAGCTTCAGCAGCGGCTGCACAAGCCGCTGAGCGATCAGAAGTTGTGAAGGCTTTGGAAGAGCGACTGGCTGGCGTCAAAGAATCGTTACAAGCTGAGAGCGAAAGACTAAAGGCGCAAGGTATCGAAGAGCGAGCCAATATCAAGGCTGAACAACAAAATCTGGTCGACACGCTTCAATCGAATATTGACAAAGCAAGAGACGAGCTTGCTGAGTCCCAACAAAAAGTAAAAGAGGCACAAGACCAGGCGATTGGAAGTTTAGAAGATCGTCAGACCAGTTTGATTGACGATGTGAAGTCGCGAATCAGTGATTTAGGGTCAACACTCACCGACACCAAACAAGAAATCAATCAAGAACTTGATCGTCGCGATGAGCAACTCACTGGCTCCCAAAAAGCTGCCGCCGAAGCAATCCAAGGCGAAATCGACTCTGTCAGAAACGATTTGGTTACGATTCAAAGCGACGTCGAAACTGAGACGAAAGCACAGACTGATGCTTTGCGGATGGAGCGTGAAACTCTGCTTGGCAACATAGAAAACTCAGTCGAAGTGCTGAAGGGTAACATCGAGGGCTTGCCGATTGAAGAGATCCAAGCGCGATTGGATAGCCTAAAAACCGAAGCCGATGATTTCGTCGGCACGGCCAGCGAAGAGCGACGAGATCTCTTTCAAAAAATCGAAGCGCTAAAAGACGGTCAAATCTCTCAAGGGCAAGTTTCTGAAAGCATTCAAAACGCTTTGAGAGATGGAACTCTAAGTCCTGACCAGATCAATTCTGCACTCGACAATCTACGAACTGAATTGGGCGAAGCAAGGGCAACAGACATTGAGAATTTGCGTGCTGTAACGGAGACTGGCAGAGCCGACTTATCATCTCAAATCAGCGCCTTGAACAATGCGCTCGAAGGACGCGCTAGTGCAGAAGAATTACAGGCATTAGAAAAAGCTCTTGGAGAACAAGCTGAAGGTCTGGGGGATGCCGGTGCAGAACGAGCAGAAATCATTCGACAGATTGGTTTGCTCGAAGAGCAAGGCATCACGCAAGAAGATTTGGAAGCAGCACTGGAAGGAAGAGCCTCCCTAGCGGATATAGAAAATTTGCAAGCGGCATTAGAAGGTAGAGCCTCCCTAGCGGATATAGAAAATTTGCAAGCGGCATTAGAAGGTAGAGCCTCCCTAGCGGATATAGAAGCGTTACGAGCCGCGTTAGAAGGTAGAGCCTCCCTAGCGGATATAGAAGCGTTACGAGCCGCGTTAGAAGGTAGAGCCTCCGCTGCTGATCTTGAGTCTCTTCGCGGAGACTACCAAGCGACAGGTCGTTTGGTCGAAGAGGCGCTGCAAACAGGACAAAGACAGCGAGAGGGTTTGCAAGAAAGAGTGCAAGCGTTGCAAGCAGCTCAGCTTGATCCGGCTTCCATCCAGCAACAAAGAGCCACAGAGATTCAAGCCGCAGTTGACCCGATCTCACAGCAAATCGAGGCTTTGCGGGGGCAAATGCCACAGCAAATCGACGTTGAGGCTTTGCGGAAACAAATCACCGACGAAATTATGAGTCAAATGCCCACCGTGCCAACAGTTGCCCCAAATGTCTCCGCTGGGGTTGGCGCTGGCGGCGAGCCTTTCACTGGCGGAAGCACGGGTGTGAATATGTCAGACGGTATGGCGGACCAGATGGGCTTTGTACCTGGCGGCAGTGTGCAAGACCAAATTGATTTTGCGGATAATTATCAAGGCAGAGGCGGC